GGAGGCGGAACTTAACAGGCGCTACCAGGAAGAGCGCGAGGCGCACGCGGCGATGGAGGGATTGAAAACATGACCGACTTCAACGCACCATGGGAATACGACGACACCCTTCGCGCCATCTTCGACGCTGACGGCACCTCGGTCGCGTTCCTGCCGACGAGCCAGCGCGATCCGGCGCGGGCGCGGTTGCTGTTGGCCGCGCCGCGGTTGTTGAAGGCATTACAAATGCTGGAAGACGCCGAAAATGCGAACGCGAATTGCACTGAGTGCGATGGCGCGGGCGTTCCGGAATTGTGTCCGGTCTGCTTTCCATTGTTTGATGATGCGCGTCTGACACGCCGCGCGCTGATCGCGGAAATTGAGGGAGGCGGAACATGACCCTACGCCGCCTCTCCGCCCGCCGGCACACCCCGTTCGGTTGGGTCGAGATCCCGTCGCCGCAGGTCTTTAGGTGGTGGGATCATTGGCCGCTGTATATCGGCTTGACCTTGGTGTGCCTCGGAGGAATAGGCATCGGGATCGGTCTCGCGCGGTTGTGGCCATGAGCAATGTGACCCGCGTCCTCGCCATTCTCGCCCCGCTCCTGACTGGCGCGGCTACTTTGGCACAAGGATCGTCGCCTGGAACTGGCGCGTCGCCGGTACCCATGGTCGTCATCCCGACTTGCGAAAACAATGCGGCCTGCAAGGAAGCACCAAAATCGTTCACCTACGATCTGCCGTGCGGCGGAACGGTGACGTTCACGATCATTCCAGGCGGAGGGACAGGGCGGTGAAAACCGGCGCGAAGATAGTCGCGGATATCGAGAACTGGCCGGTAGCCACTTTGGAGCGTAGTGAATTGTGCGATAAGCACTGGCCCACGATCCGCGCCGCGCTGCTGGCCTACGAGCCGCCGAAGACGGCGCTACGGACGATTGTGGATGCAGTTGAGGCTTACCAAAGTGGTGCGTCCGTCGTGACTCTTTGCTTCACAGTAGAAGAAGTCGCCGTCGCCCGCGCGGAACTGGATGAACTGGAGAAAAAATGAAGCGCCTGTTCTGGCTCGGCGTCGCGATGGAAGCCTATGATGCGACCGGACACATGTTGTCGGTTATGATACGACTTACCGGCAGCGTGCCCTTATGGTGGTTCGCGTACTACTACACGGCCCCGCTTCCGACCATCGCCGGTCTGGAATGGGACATCTTCTGGTCCTGCTGGCACGCCACCGCCGTTGGGTTGATCATCGTTGGGTACTTCGCCGCATCGCGCGGAACTGGAACGCAAGTGAGCACGCCGGTTCGATTCCGGCCCGCGTCTCCATCCTGAACGAACCAGAAGGGAAGTAACATGCCGTTCGACAACACGACTTACCCAGAGACAGAAACCCAGACCGAGCGCGACCTCCGCATCCTCCGCGCCGCGCGTGAGGGCATCAGCAAGCCGGGAGGGTGGTGTCGCCATATGGTGACGATACCTGGGGAACTTGCTCGTCATTGCGCGGTCGGTTGGATTGGGGCGGCCGTCGGGTCATTTGAGGATGAGACGTTGGCCTATGCTCAATCCTTGTTGGAACGCGACCTGCCGAAGCCTTACAAGGTGGTCACGACCTACAATGACAACATAGTGAATCAATCCACTGTGGTCCGTCTCTTCGACCGCGCCATCGCCCGCCTGGAACGCGAGCGCGACGCCTGATAGCCGCGCACGAAAAAGCCCGCTAACCATTCCATAGGAGAGCGGGCCTTTAAGCGCCGGGGCAATAACTAAGCGGCGACACCATGCCACCGCCGTCCGGTCGCGTCAAGGCGCGGGAGGCGTAGCCGGTGCGGGGTTGAGCGCCGCCTGCAACGCCGTGGTGGCAGCCTGAACGGCAGTGGTGTTGCCCTCAAGGGTTGCCAGGTCTGCCGCCGTAACCGGGCTACCGGCCGCGATCTGATCCTTCAACGCCTGGATGGCGGCAGCATTAGCCGCGAGACCATCACTGACTTCAGTGGCAAGCGCCTGAACGGCCGCGCTCTGAGCCGCGAGGTCGGATTGGAGAGTAGCGGACATAGTTTTCAACTCCTCGATTAAGGTGTGATCGTAGTCGAGTTTCGCGTGCGCGGCGTGCAGTTCCCGGTGAACCTGATCGAGTTCCGCCTTGATCGCGGCGACCACGCGGGCCACGAAGCGGTCGTCTCTGTCATGCTCGCGATCGGGCTGGCGGCTCATGGTGCCTTATCGCACACGGCGCGTGGCGGGAACAGGGACGGGAACTACTCAGGCGGGTCAGGAAGCGGCATCCAGTGCGTTGCTCGAACTTCCATGGGATATGCCAGGCGCCCAACCTCATGGTGCCCTTTCGCGATATCCGCCAACAATGGCGAAGGTGGCACCCATAGCAGCAAATCCACGCCTCGCGGCGCCGTCTCTATAGGTTTCCACATGCGAGCGATCTGATCCCGCATGTCCAGCATCCGGCATCCCCGCTGGCGCAGCAGCGCGGCGAGGTCTTCTTCACTCATGCGCCAGGGTCTCAAGCCACCGCCACACGTCGGCCGCCGGCTCGACCTCCCCAAAGTCCACGCTGTTATTCAACCGCCGCACCACGTCCAGGAACGCGGCGATGGCGGCGGGAGAGGGTTGCCCCGGATAAGTGACCTTTCCAGTCAGGATGGGTGATCCTGTTATTGTGCGAATCATCACGTCCGACGTTGGCTCAGGGTTCCGCATGGCGCGTTGCTGTAACCCCTGTTGGACCTCGTTCACGGCCTGCTGCCCCGCCAACCGGAACGTCGGATCGTTCCAATCCCAAGGTGTTGTGCGCATGTCAGTCATCTCCCTGCTCTGTTTCTTGTTCCGTGACCGGAGGATAACCAGATTCGACGTGATCAAGCCAGAACGGTATCGCCCGGTTCAGCGCCTCGGCGCGGCTTCCAAGGCCAAGCCGGTCCACCGCCACGTCCAGCCGCCGCATGACCGGATTCGGGATTTTGGCCTGGATGTTTTCGGTGCGGGGACCGCGCGAGTGGGCCATGAGTCAGGCTAAATCCTGTGAGGCGATCTGGCACAGGAAATCGCACGCGGGCGCCAATGGATTGAGCGTCGGCCAGTTCGCCGGTATCTCGTCAATGAATATCCGCTCGTTGGCGATCCGCGTCAGTCGCGCACCAAGCCGCCGCGAGAGTTCCGCCATGCGCGAGAACTGAGCGGGGAAGTGCAGACGCATCGCGGACCAGTAATCCGGCGACGTGGCCTTGCCGCACGGGAGGCAGTTATTATTTTGGAAACCTAACGAATACATCACGGGCAGCGCGATCCCCGCGCCCTGAACCATCGCGAGACAGGCCGCCTTGTCCAGTCCCGCCGTGATCAGCGGGTTCTCGATGGTCAGTTCGTGGAACACCTTCGCGAGCCGTTCGGCGCGGGTCTGATCGGTCGCATCGCAGGTGTAGCCAAAGATGTGAATATCATCGGCATACTGAAACGCATGACGCGGCGCGACTTTGAGAATGCCAGTGCAAGGTGCTCCGTCTGGCCCGGCTATGAACCGGCGCCGCTCCCATACGTCCCAGGTGTCCTCATACTCATCTGAGTGCAGTCGGATCACGGATACGCCCCACCAGCGTTCGCAGTCGCGTAGGAAGCGTTCGTTGTCGGGATGCTCGGCGCGGGTTTCGCAGTAGGCCACCACGCCGCCGGGGTGGCCGCGCAGATCGAGCGCGATGGCAACCGCGCTAGCGGCACCGCAGCCGAACCAGCGGATGCGGCGTCGTTCCATCAATGCCCCTTTGTTGAACATCAGTCATCAACCTCAACGATCGTGGTTGTCAGGACTACCAGTTCTGCCTCTATCTGTTCAGCGCGCCGCATCAGAATGTTGGCTTCGCAACGAAGACTGTTGATCGTTGCCCGTCTATCCTGGAGGTATTCAGGCAGGTTCATATTATCCCATTTGAACTTATATGTCTGATCACCCACCAGTGTCCTCCTGTTTGCGTCAGGAGCGGTGATCGGGTATACCTATGGGCAGGGTTCCCGAAACCGCTTCCTCGGTTTCAGCGCGTGGCCGGGGTTCAGAGCCCGGCCCGCGCACCCTGCCACTTTCCCACACCGTCACGGCCTTGGCAACCGCGCGAGCCATCCCGCGAGCCACGCCGTCGCCACAGACACGGCGGCGACCAGGCCTATGACGAGCAGAGCCTCGATCATGGCGCCATATCGGCCTCCACCAGAAGGCGTCCCAGGCGCCGCTCCATGTCGGCTCGGCAGAGAACCCCGGCACCGCCCGTCTCACCCGTGATGCTCAACCATACATCGTCGCGAATCATCGTGGGATACTCCTTTAACCCGTTGGCGCCTGTGTCGCGCTGGCAGTCCATGCAACGGATGCGACTGAGTTTGCTCACCCCGCGAGCCACCAGGCCCCGGCGATGATCGCACCCCACACGACGGCCAGCGCGGCGATGATCGCGAGCCACACGCGGACGATCTCACGGTCGAGCGGCATCACCGCCGCCACCAGCGCCAGATGGCCAGCGCCACCAGCCACCCAACGGCGATCGCCAGGATAAGCCATGCGGCGCTATCGATCATGGCGTCAGACCCTCACAAGCACCCAGACCAGCATCAGCGCCAGTCCGAGGATCGCGATCGGGAGCCATGACGTGTGGTTCATCCTTGATATCTTCTGGCTCGTATTTCATCTGCCCTGCGAAGGATCGCGTCCTCCTCCAATCTTAGCTTTTCAGCTTTGATCGCCTGATATTCCGCTAATGGACGTTGGCGTTGGCTGACACCACCGGACACGGTGCAGCCACCGGGAGACTTGCAAGTTCCAGACAAAGGGCTGCCGCCACAATGGCATGGCGTGAACCAGGATACGATTTCGTAAGCGTCCGGGTCCCAGAACATCATGCTCATCGCCGGCCCGGCAGGCCGATGCCACCGGAACAGGTCAAAATATCGTAACACAGCCAAACCAACCAGATCAGCACTATGGCGATAAGGATGATGTTGATGACCTGCATGACGACATCGCCGGCCACCCCGAGCCAACCAAGAACAATGGGAAGCACGCGCCGCCCGATCGCCACGATGGCACAGACCACGATCAGCCAGACGATGAACTGAACCAACCACGCCGCCGAAAAGCATCCCATCGCGATTACCCTTTCACATGCTCACGGCGCCCCCGGCCGCGTTCCCGTTCCCCCGATCCGGTCGGACAGCAGTTCCATGCGCTGTTGTATCAGATTCATGCGGGTCCGTATCTCATTGTCCGCGACGTTGCTCCGGTCCTCGACGCCACCGATCCGCCGGTTGACCCCGTCAAACCGCTCGACGTCGCCCTTGCTGTGCTCCTGTAGCCCCTCGATTCGCGCGATCAGGTCGTGCAGGTCTTTGCTCACCATCGGATACAACTCGTGATACCCGATCGCCAGGGATTCCACCTGCACCCGCAGCGCCTGCACCACCGGACTGCCTGACCGTTCCAGCGTCTCGACCCGCGCCGTCAGGTCATCGTGATGCACTTCCAGGCCGACGACATGCAGGTTGATCTTGGTGACTTCATCGGACATGCGCGCGAGCCGGTCGATGTTGCTGTTGACCATCTGCGCCATGCCGCCCAGAACGTAGACATTGTAAAGCAGCGCCAGCAGGCCGGTGGCGATGGCTGACGTGACCCAAGGCCAGTGTTTGCACACGAAGGCCATTAGCACCGTGATCCACGACCGGATCACCGCGTCCTCCGCTGATTGCCGGCTGACCCTCCGCTCGCGATCCCACCGCGGCCTCGGCATCCCGACACCGGGCCGTTCTTCGTCAACCATACGCAGTCCCCCGCGTATGCGAATCCCCCGTGAGCGTTGGGTGTTTGGGTCCGGGCGTCACCCCGGCGGATGGGTCCAACCCATTATTGAAGCATTTTCCATCTGGAAAACCTGCTTCCCATGCCGTAGAATGGCGGACGCCGCGCCCCTGCCAGGGGGTTGGCGGCGCCCTGACCATCGTCCTGTTGGAGAGAACGAAATGGCTGCCAGACCCTTACCATCTCAGGCGTACCTTGTCGCGGCTCTTTCCTACGACCCCATTGCTGGGTTGCTTTTGTGGAATGAGCGTCCAGTTGAACACTTCAAATCTCAAACCTACTGTGACAGGTGGAACCGGCGATTTGCCGGTAAAATGGTTGGATGTATTCACCGAAATCGAGGGAGCCTGGCTTTGGGCAACAAACATTATCAGACTTCCAGAATCATATGGAAACTGATGACCAACGAAGAACCCCCAGAGATTGACCATAGAAACAGAAACCCATCCGACAATACGTGGGAAAATATCCGAGCCTCCACGAGGCTGCAGAATGCTAAAAACACGACGAAGGCGTTCGATAATACTAGCGGTTTGAAGGGTGCGTTTTGGAATAAGACCAGCAAGGAGTGGTATTCTACTATAGTTTCCGATAGGAAAGCTTACTATCTTGGTCTTTTCGACACAAAAGAAGAAGCCCACGCCGCATATTGCGAAGCCGCCAAGAAATATCATGGCGAGTTCTGGACTGATGGGACTTAATTCCTTCATTGAACTTCGACCGAATCTATCCTCGCGACAACGTGCCAAACGTCAGTCGTATTCGCCGTTGGTGGGGCGAACGTCAGCGACAGGCACCCGTTCGTGATATCCGCCGTCGCCGCTACCGCCGCGCCCGTCACCGTGCCGCGCGTAAGGACAACCGGCGTCCCGAGCGTCAGTACCGTGCTGGCCACATTGGCATCCCGCGTCAGCATGGCGTTCGGCACATACCAGTCGTAATCCTGTCCGGAAGTCGTGAAGTTCCGCGCGTGCAACCGGATGCCAAAACCAAATGCCCAACCGTTCGGTATGTTGAAGCAGTTATTCGTGGTCGCCGCCGCGCCGCCGTTCGTTAACCGAAAAGCCGTCGATCCCGAGGCGCTGCCAAAATAAACCGATTCGGTCAGTTCCGCGTCGCCGCCGGTCGCGATCAGGCCGTTGGCATAGGCCAGCATCCCGGTGCGACCTCGATCCGAGGCCCGCGTGCCGCCTGGAATCGCGCTAAAGGCACCAGAGATCACATTCAGCGATCCGCCTCCAACCGCGCCACCTTGCGCCGCCACGGTGCTGGACGAGCCAAATGCGGTCGAGATAGAGGCTGACGCGACCTGTCCCGCGTTCGATCGTACCATCTGCATGTCCACCGCACCGGCCCCAATGGCATTGCCGCCCAAGGTAGAACCATCGTGGAACGTCGCCGCCACGGACATCGCGGACGAGGTCGCCACACCGGTCTTGTATAAAAAAGACTGTGGCAATCGAACAGAACTTGCGTCCACGCTCCATGTCCACGACGATTCCGCCCCGTTACCATCGATCGTGATTCCAGTGCCGACCATCCCCGTCGCCGCCGAACCAATGGTGACGTTGGTATCGGTGGTGGTGATGGACGCGAGCTTGAAGCTACTCCCCGAACCGGCATCGATGCAGAGACCCTTTCCGGTCCCCCCGCCGCGTGTGATCTGCCCGCTGGTCACGAAGATGCCAAACGGCTTCAGGGATGGTGCGCTGGCGGTCAGTCGCATCCCGCAGAAGTTGGTATAAGGCGAGATGATCTGAAGTTGGTCGATCCAGATGTCATGCACCTGTCCGGTCGCTGTCGCGTCACCGATGACAACCAGATCCGCCGCGATGGCCGGATCACCGGCCAGACCCTCGACCCGCAACCGCGTGATCTTGTAGCCGCTCAATGGCAGCGCGGCGTTGTTCCGTATTTGGAACCCGACCCCGTTTGAGCCGTAAATATCGATGTCGCTGAAATTAGCCGGTGTGGCGCCTCGTGCGCCGAAAGCGTTGAAGTCCATGGCTGGCTTCGTGAGCGTTCCGGATGAAAAACACTTGATGAAGTTGAAGTTGCTCTCTCGGATGGAACCATTGCCGGGCACGTTTTTCGGCGTCCCGGCGGAGATGCAGCTACCGTTGACGTAGAACATGCTGACGTTCTGAACCAGGATGTAGTCGTTCCGGTCATAGAAGTTCAGCGCGATTTGCGGTGTGGCGGAGGACAGGTTGCCGACGATGGTCAGGTTTTCAACCATCGGCCCGGTGGCGTTCGTAACGGGCGATACCGTGTTCGGGTCAGTCCATGTCGTGCCCCATGACCATGCCTCAGACCAGGAGAACAGATCGCCGGAATAGGTCGCGTCCATCACGATCCAGGACTTCATGGTGCCGTCGCCGACGATGCCGCCAGGGACGTGCAAGGCGAACGACGGCAGCACGCCGTTCGTGCCAAAGATACGGCATGATCCTGGTGGGACGTGGATGACCGCCTGTTGTCCCGCCGCCGTCAGTGTGTTGACGCGATTGATGGCCGCCGCGAAGGCGTTGCGATCGTCCGTTACGTTATCGCAGACGGCGCCGAAGTCGCGGACGTTGATGCGTTCGGCGAAGCGAGCCGCGTCGGTGCGGGCCGTCGTGGAACCCGTTGCCGTGGAGGTCGCGGCGCTGGTGTCGCCAGTGATCGTCGTGAAGGCGCCGGTGTTCGGCGTCGTTCCACCGATCGGTCCGGGGGACGCGAGGTTCGGCGCGCCACGCCCGTTGAACAAGCTATCGACGGTGATCTTTTGCTGCGAATTGGGGAATTTCGGCGGCTGCCACAGATAGAGATAGTCCGTTCCCGCCGCGGATGGCGCGGTCGGACTGCACCCCAGCATTCCCGCCGTCGCCTGTGTCGGATCGCACGCCGCATGAGCGGCCATCGGCAAAAATAAGGCGACGCACGCCAGGAGCCACTTCCTCATAATACCGTCACCGCCCTGAGTTCCGGCACCTGAAGCGCCCGTGGATAGTAACGTAGCCGCCGCGTGAACCCGTCCTGACAGCCCGCTCCGCGCGTCACGCCAAACTTGATCTGATTGAACGTCGCGAGACTGGCGGGCACGGCGAACCCAACCGGCCCACCATTCAGGGACAGAGACACGATCTTCGTGGCCGCGTCATAGGTGAACCCAACGCGCTGCACGATGCCGGCGGAAATCGCGCCTGTCGCCGTGATCGAGGCATTGTTTACATTGGAGGACCAAGAGAGAAGTTGCATAGCCGAGCCGACGATCTTGATTTCCAGCAGGTTTGAGGCGTCCGTGTAAAGCGTCGGCAGTTCAAACTGACTGGCCGTTGTGATCTGTAACTGCATGAAATCGACCACGAACGTACCTGACGCGGCATTATACCATGCCGCCGTGGGAGCCGTTCCGGATTCAATCGCGCGAGTCAGCGTCGCGGCGACGGTCGGAATATAACTCGTGGCGTCCGTTTGCGTGGCGACTTCAAGCTGAAATCGATTGAGCGCACCCCCGACCGTGACCAGGACGGTGCCCGCGACCGTGATCGTGAAGGTGGACGGGACACCTTGGGACGCGGCGGTAAACCCCGATCCGGTCGCTGTGACCGCCGATGGCGTCGCCGTTCCCGCGCCGTTGACCCAGAGCGAGTAAACCCCCGTCGCGAGCGACCCGGTCGTTTGCGTGACGGGCGTGCTGCTGTTCAACAACAGGTTGGTTCGCGCATTCTCGATCAGCAGTCCATTGGCGACACTGATGCGCGGCGCGTTGGCGAGGAACGTGCTGAACCCGGCGCCGGACGCATCCGTGAACAGTCCGTTCGTGGCGTTGTTGTTGGCCCGCGTCCAGGTGATGGAGGCATCCAGCGTGGCCGTCAGGAGGTTCAGGTCTAAACTAGGAGGAAGCCCCGGCACACCGGCCCATTGCGGTCCTGGCTTGAACTTCTGTAGGCCCGTGGGGCCGCCGATGGGGACGGGTTGCGCGTAGGCACCTGGCGCCAGGAGAGAGGCGCCGGCGGTCAACAGGGCGCGGCGTCGGTTCATGATTGTAACGCCATGCGGTTCTGGTAGAGTGACGGAGCGATGCAGCCTGGCCGGGCCACATCGCCCCTGACCATGATCCTTCGGAGGAGGAACGGATGGCTAAACGCACTATGCAAGATTTGACTGGCGAGCGATATGGCCGGTGGCTTGTGCTTGGATTTTCCCATAAGATCGAACGCAATCCATATTGGTTTTGCCGTTGTTATTGCGGCACCAAGAGGGCAATTTGCGGCGGCAATCTGAAGAACGGTCATTCTCTTGGATGTGGCTGCACGCGCATGGCCAATATGGCAGCGAGCGTCACTAAACACGGAGCCACACACGAAGGAAAGCGCCCTCCTGAATATACCGCTTGGATGAACATACGGAGAAGGTGTCATAGCCCTATAGCAAGTGATTATTCCAGATACGGAGGGAGAGGGATATCCGTTTGTGACGAATGGATAGACGACTTCTCTCGATTCTTTTTTGACATGGGTCCGCGTCCATCGTCCAGGCACTCGATAGAGCGCCTGGATAACGACGCTGGATATAGCAAGAGCAATTGCATCTGGGCAACCAGTCAGGTGCAAGCGAACAATAGGAGGAACACCATTTTCATCGTTCTCGACGGGGAGAAGATTTCGTTGCCTGACGCTTGTCGCAAGATGTCCGTCAACTATAATATGGTCAAGCGCCGCAGACTTCTTGGTTGGCCGCAACATCGATGGTTTGAACCACCCCGTCATTGGTAGCCATATCCAGAAAACGGATGTGCACTATCTGACGAGATCACCGACACCGCACCAGGACCAGCGGAGACAACGTAAGTCTGCCCTGGAACTACGCAAGTAGTGTCACCACTTGATGTAGTACCAGATGCGGCCCCTATAGTATTGATACACAAGTTGACTGTAGCGGATGGAGGGTTTTGTATCCATCCCCCTTCTGTTCTGTGCCCTGATGCTATGGCTGTAACAGCAACACCACCAGTCGTTACAGTCTTAACGTCTAGTGTTACTTCAGTCACCGCCGCCGTCAGCTTCCCTTGCGGATTGGCCTGAAGGATCACGGGCGTCTTCGTGGAGTTGGCACTGATCAGCGCGCTGACAACCTGACCATGAGCAGAGGCGACAGGCGGCACGCCGAGGTCGGTAAAATCGCCGAGCGCGTCCGCGCTTTTAAGGATGGTTTGTGCCGCGAACGCGCCTTGAGGCGTCGCGCCATTCGTATAGACAAACCGGAAGAACTGCGCCCGAGCGCCAGTATTGTAGATTTGTCCATGGTTCGGCGCCACGCCGGGCGTGAAGGATGAAACGGTCGTATCGACCCAGTTCGTGCCGTCCTGGCTGAATTGAAGCTGCACGCCGGTCGCCGCAGATGCCTGATCCGCGTCCACGATGACCTGGACCTGGGAATAGGGCAGCACCGAAACCGCCGTGCCGGTGAACGTGGCGTTGCCAGCGAGCGGCGCCGTGGTGCTGTTGGCGGCATTGAGGACGCCCGCTCCCAGTACCGTGATCGTGCCCCCCGTTCCGCTGCCACCCACGCAAACCAGTCCATTCTGATCCATGGAAGCCTGCGTCGAGCCGGTCGGCGGCTTCCAATCTCCGCAATTCACCACGCGAACATAACCGGTCTGCGCCTCCGCCCTCCCGATCAGTCCAATCGCCAACAGCGCGGCGAGCCATGTCAAACGCATCGGCGTGTTCCTTCTTGCACAATCAATCACCGTAAGCCGTCCAGTCGAAACCAACGGCCGTTGCATTGGCCACTGCCACGACAGCCGCGTTGAACCCCGAGGTCGTGACAGCCGATATGACAACGGAGACGGCACCGTTCGCCCCGGCGCCTCCCGTATTCGGCGTCGCCATGATCTTCGGCACCGTCAGGAATTGCGGGCTTCCCGGAAAATTAACGGTGGCCCCGGCGCTTACAAACAGCGCACCATAACCCACACTGGTCGTCTGTGTTGATGTCCCGCGTTGAATGCGAGGTTGAACGATCGTGGAAGGGCTAAGATTGCTGACATAAGTTGTTATACCTGGGCCAAAATATGCCAACGGCGCGATCAAGCCATCCTCACACGTATTGCTCACGGAAACACATGTGACACCGCCGCCGAGTGAGTGAAACACAACACCGGATATACTGAACCCAACCAGTCCATCAAGGAGGATGCCAATCCCGGCGGCGGTTATCCACATGGAACCGCCGGAGATACTTAGGTCGGTGATCCATCCCGCCTGCCCAAACGAGTTCAGGACAGACACCGCCTGCGGTGTGCCATTGAACTGACAACCCGTGATCTCGACAGAATGGAACGTGCCGTTGGGCGCCGCCTGCGCCAGATGGATCGAGGCGCCGCTCTGACCCTCAAGGCTACACCCGGTAATCAGCAGATCGCCCGTGGCCGCTGTCCCGTCCAGGAACATCGCAAAGCCATACAGCCCAGACAACATCTTGCATGTATCGACCTTCAGACCACCGCTACCAAGCATCTCGATCCCGACCCCGTTGACGCCGGACGCCTGAATGTAGCAGTTCGTGATGACGCTATCGCCCGCATCCGGATTGATGATGTTGCGGATTCGAATTCCGAAGGTCTGAAACAGCAAACACGTCACGTTGTCGATGTTGAGCGACTGTGCGTTCTCCGTGTCGATACATTCGTCCAGGGAAATCAGTTGCAGGTCACGGAAGATGCTCTCGCTGTTGATGCCGGAAGTTGGATTGACGAGAACGCCAGTCCCGCCAGTCACCGTGCCGCCGTTGATCGAAAACGAGGTGAACGTGACCGGCGCGTTCGTCGTGACGTTGAACGCGGTCAGATTGTTGGTCCCGAGTTTGATCACGCTCGCCGTCTTGCCGTTGCCCATGATGGTGATCAGGCCATGCACCACGAGCGGAATCGTGATCAGGTAGGTATCGGCGTTCAGGACGAGGATGCCGCCGCCGGTCGATATCACGAAATCGATCGCGGCCTGTAGCGACGCGCTATCATCCGTGACGCCATTGCCGGCCGCGCCGAAATCGGAGACGTTGGTGAAGGTGTTGGAGAGAGTGTTTTGTGTCGGCCCCCCGTAACTTGGAATTTGGTTGCCAAGGGCGTCCGTTACGACATAGAAATATGAACCAACGCCGTAGATGGCGGCCGAGCCATTGGCGTCGAGCACGATCGGGTAGCTGTTGGGCGTGGTCTCGTTCTCATCCTGCCAGGTGGTCTTTGGCGGCCCCCCGCCAGGCACCTGCGTATAGACCAGGCCGCCCGACAGCGGATTGCCGTTGGCGTCGAAAAAGTTACTCCGAGGAAGCGGTAGAAGGGCGGCGGCTGGCATTCAGGTCACTACCTCAGAATGTGGTTGACAATTTCATCGGAATGTAGGCAATGCTCCGCGCATGGCACCTGTCCCGCGTTCTTCGACCGACCGGCGATCGATCTCCCTGAAACCGCCGCAACTGGCGTGGTTGCGTCAGGAGGCCGCGCGATTGGGGATCAGCATCTCCGATGTCATCCGCCGGATCATTGACCACTACAGAGACACACCAAAGGAACCCACCCCATGAAGCCCCTCATCCTCGCCGCCGTTGCCGCGCTGTCCATCGGGAGCGCGAGCGCGCAACAGATCGCCTGCCGCACGGTCGGGAACTGGGCCCAATGCAGCAACGGGCAGTCGTTCCAGCAGAACGGAGCCTACATCTACAACCAGCAGCCCGCGTATCCGCAGCAACGGCACTGCGTCACGGTCGGAAATAGCACGGTCTGTTATTGAGATGGTCGCCCTCATCTGGGTTGGCGTCTTCCTGGCGCTGTTCTATCGGTGGCTCTGCGGCGGATGGTTCGCGCGGGTGCTGATGTGCATGTTGCTGGTGGTGACATTCGGCGTGGTTGGCATGTCCGCCAGCGGCAAGATGCTCGGCGACAATCCGGTGCAACTCTTGTTTGGTATCGCCGGCGGATTCGGAGGATGGATGGCTGGCAGCCTGCCGACCTGGTACTGGAGAGAACGGAACAAAAGTCTGGTGGCGGCGGAGAACCGAAACACACTCATGGCGTCCTCGAACCACGAAGTGCGGCCACTCCCTTATTATCGATATTGAGCAACCGATCCCGCAACT